CCCACCAGCATTGCTTTGCCCTGGTAGGCTTGTTTCACCTCAGCATCAAATAGTGTCACAAAGGCATTGCTCAAAGAGATAGCCATGTTGACCTCATTTAATTAAGTAAAGGGTTTTGCGCGTCGGTGAGCCGCAGATGCGGGCCTTGCTTGCTGATTACGTCAGCCGGTCGATGGCTTCTCGCCATAAGTCAGGGTCGGTAAACCGGTGGGCCTTGCCACAATTGTATTTGCTTTTGGGAAAAATGCAATAAAAAAACCCCAGCGGTTAGGCTGGGGAAAAGTCGCGGCTGCGGGGATTAGTCTTTGACGTAGGTTCTAAACATCCGTTCTACCTTCTGTCGGTAGGCTGGATCGCTATTGTATTTGGGATCGGCAACCATTGCATACAGCTCATCTTTGCTAGGTGCGCCATCAAGCGGTGCAGACTCAATGGGGATGCGACCCTCGTAAGCCTCGCGGATCTTCATCAGGGCATTCAAGCCTCGGGCTGTGCCGCCCATAATCTTGAATTCGGCGAAATCCTCGGCTGACCAGACACCCTTGTTGACTAGACCTCTAGCCCAATCGACCATGCCATTGACCACAGCTCCGGCATTGGGGCCGAGTTTCTTCATTTCCTCGGCTGGGTCAACCATCTCACCGGCCATCATCTCCTGTGCCTGGCTGCGCAGGGATGTTGCTAGATCGTCAAACTGTGCCTGGGATAAGCCATTCTCTTTTGCCCAAGTTGCCAGCGTGCCAGCGATTGGGTTGTCTGCAGACTCTTCGCCACCGAATGCAGCCAGGTCATACTTGCCATCAGCCGGAGCATTGTGCGCACCCTTGCTGATCTTGGCACGCAGATCGCGCCATGACTTGGCAATGCCTTCTAGGTCGGGCTCGTTGTTGTCTTTGTTCCAGAAGTTTTCTGGCCAATAGTCTGGCCGCTCGAGCGGATCTTCTGCCGCTGCCTTGGTGGGATCAGGTGGCCGGTGGTCAATCTCGACTGCCTGCTTTTGTGCTGGGGTGTTTGGGTCTTCGACGCTCACGCTGTCGAGTAGGCCGGAAGATCCGGGCTCGACTGTCTGGTCTGTCATAAATTCCTCGCTTGATTGATCCGTGCAATTATTTCCCGCACGACAGTTCTCTGCCCTTCAGCAAAGAATGCGTGCGAGGGGTCTGCACCAGGCACGGCAACTGGCACATCCACATACATCTGCCGCAGCCAATCCAGCAGCTTCTGGCCGTCCTCGTTGGCAAACACCCGCAAGGTTAGCCGCGCTAGATCCTCGCGCTGCTGCTTTACTTCACGGATGTCATCGGCGTAATCAGCCTTTTCTAGGTCTTCCCAGCTCATTTAGCGGGCATCTTGGTAACTTCTTCTGGGCTGGCAAATGGCGATTTGTTTTCCTTCATGCGCATTACCGCATGGTCAACAGCCTTGTCCATGATTGACTTTGGCATCTTCTCCATAAACATCTCGGAGTCAGGATTGTTGCGCATTAGATAGTTCAGCTCACTTTTATTGAGTGTCGGAACAATCAGCGGAATCAGCGTTTCTTTGCCATTAAGACCGACACCAATGCTGATCTCGGTCATGACGTTGCCGTCTGGCCGCTTGATCTCGCCAAAGTAGCCGGAGCCTTTGGCGGTCTTGTCTGGCCGCATTCCGTAATCCATTACATACCCTCCGGTGCCATTGCGCCTTGCTGTGCCTGCATGGCCATTGCCTGCGCCATTGCAGCCTCTTGCTGCTGCTGTTGCATGGTTTCCATCAGTACCGCACGCTCGGCTGCCGTATTGCGAACCGCAGCAGGCACGCCCAGCTTGTCGCCAATGTAGTCAACCACGGCATCCGTCTTGATGGCCATCGCGCCATCGGTGCCGAAGCCTTGCATGAGCTGAGTGTACTGGATGATCGCGTTGACCTCTTCCATGTTCTGCGCCATCGCCAGCGGAGCCACCGGCACTACCTTGGCTTCGAGCCCGTTGACCCGCAGTGGCATATCGATCAGACCGCGCTCGTCCATTACCTCAAGGATCTTGGCCACCAACGGAATCATGGTTTCGTTGATCAGGCGACCGAATGCCGAGCCCAGGTTCTGCGCCAGTTCCTTCATGCGCTCGACAATCTCGGTGGCCGATCTGGCGCTCATGTTCTCAGGCGGCAGCGACTCATCCAGCAGAATGCGCTTGATGTTCTGCACCAGGTCATTGATGACTAGCTGCGACACGTTGAAGTCACCCGAGCGTGGCAAAGCCAGTAGAGCTGGGCCTTGCGGGCCGCCGTTGCGTGCCACAGGGATAATCGCACCAGGCACCAGCTTTACGGTATTCGGGTTCAGCACGCCGTCATCAGCCGCAGTGTAGACACCGGCAACAGCCAGAGAAGCATTCTTGAGCAACAGTTCTTTGGTCTTGTTCAGCGTTTTGATGTCGGGCAGCGCAGTCATCAGCGGGCCACGGCCATAGATCTCGCCGGCGACCTTCATGTACCGCGAGATCACCCAAGGTGACGTTTTACGGCGACGATAGACTAGCTCCTCTTTGCCTTCTTTCCAGATAACGTGATAGCAGTAGTCGCCACGCTTGGCATCAAAGACAGTAGCCTCCAACAGTTCAACATCGTCGGTTGGCTTTTGCTCAATCAAGCGCGTCAGAGTGTCGGGTATCTTGGCATCCGGCCATTGGCGCTGAATCGACTCAGCCTTCATGCGCATTCTGCGGTAGACATTATCGACCTGGCCGTTGGCACCCTCTTCGTAGCTGACCAGGAACAATGGCACCGGCACGAAGTTGATCGGCGACACATCATCGCCTGGCTGCACCATCATGCAGGCAGTGCCAACAGCTAGATCCAGCAGGAATTCACCAATCGCAATGTCAAAGTTGGATTGTTTCAACACGGAAAACATCTGTTCGCCGTAGACATCCAGCACCGACTGTAGTTGCTGGCGACGATCCATCGGGATTGATGGGCCAGGTTCCAGCCGAGCCCACTTGCGCTGCGGTGGAAACACGACAGACTGCAGACGGTTGGCAAAGCGCTGGGTCGAGTTGATCGCGGTCGAATCAAACACTCGCGCCATCTTCTTGCTGCCAGTGCTGCCACCTTCCCACAGGCCATAGAGCTGACGCTGTGGCAGGGCAAACTCGTAGGCATCCTGATAGAGCTGCTGGAATTCGTCCTTCTTACGCTGGGCGAGTTCCTGCCGCTTCATGATTTCTTCGGGTTTTAGCCGCATCCCTCCAAGCGGTTCTTTGTAGGCCATGTCAGTCTTCCTCTTCCTCTAGCTCGGCCTCATCCATCATCTCTTTCAAGTTGCGCGTTGGCTTGCCTGGCTTCTTGGCTGCCATGTATTTCTCAATCTTCTTGCGCAACGCAGGCGGCAGCTTCGACAGCTCGACCATGCCCTCTTCTTCTTCGTATTCTTTCTCAATAGAGATTTCGATCTTCATTGCTTGCCTTTCGCTGCGGCCATGTTATCGATCAAATTGGGATAGGGTCTGCCAGCCTTCTGCGCACGACGCATTGCATTGCGCTTTTGCATATCAGATAGTTCCTTCGGCTTGCCCAAGTCTTTAGGCCTTGGCTTATCCCACACTTCTTTCATCACTTGCCCTTCTTGGCCATACCGGCCTCAGACAGCGCAATCGCAATCGCTTGGTCACGCGACTTGACCTTGTCACCGCTGGATGACTTCAGCTTTCCAGACTTGTACTCGCGCATGACTTTAGAAACTTTGCTTTTCATCTTGTCTTCTTTTTCGTAATTGCCTGGCATGATCAGCTCTCCTGCAACATTGGTCTGGTGGCGCGTCTACCAACTGCGCCAAGGCGTGCGGCTTTACGTTCACCAACTTCGCGCTTAAACGTACTTTCTGCTTCTGTTTTAGCTGCAGCAAATTTTGATGTATCAAACTCTTGCACCGTTGGTCTTACTGGAGCTGTTGGCGCTGATGGCGCTGCTTCAGTAAATTTTGGGATTGGTTTCTTTTCGTAAGTTTTGTAGGTTTGTTGAACCGGCATATAGCCACCAAAAAAAGGTGACATTGGATCGGAAACAAAAACATATGAAGTTTTTGTACCAGTTTTTTCAATGACAGGATCTTTTGCAATCGCTTCAAGCGTAGCGTTGTATTGGTCTAGCTTGCTTTGATAAGCAGCCTTTTGCGACTCAAACGCTGGCATCAGCTCAGACTGATAGCGCTTAACCTCGGCCTCATACGGTGCCATCTTTTCCGCTACCTGTTTCTGATAGTCGGCATAGCTTTGCTCATACTGGCCAGTCATTGCCTGCACATTCTTGGAATACTCGCGTGCCAGACGTTCAATGTCTGACATCCTGCGCACTTTCGTGCGCTTTTGGTAGAGTGTCTCTGCCATTATTGCAGCCTCATTCCAGATGAGAGTTCAGCGCTGGTGACACCCAGCTCAGGCGTTAGACGCTCCTGCGACAGCAGCGCACGGCGACCACCACGGGTGCGTGCCTTCAATGCAGAAGCCTCGGATGCGGCAGCCTTGCGGCGCTCTTCGTCAGCAGCGGCCTGCACTTCCTTGGATTTCTTTTCCATCTCCAGCTTGTTCTCTTGGTACTGGAGCTGCTGCGCTTGAAATTGCTCACGCGCCATTTGCGCTTGCTGCTCGAGTGACGCGCCTTGCTTGGCGTACTCAGCAGTTTGCCTGCCTAATTCCAAACGCATTGCAGCGGCATCTTTAGCTTGTTGCTGTAACGCTGCGGCTTGCTGACGTTCCGCATCTTTACGCGCCTGACGCGCTTCATTAGCTTGGTAAACAGATCCCGCAAAAACTGCTGCTGCAATCCACGGCATATCAACCTCCGATTAAAACCTTGTCTAGCCCATCTGGATCTGTTTCATCAGTTGCATGAACACAAAACCAAACAGAATCCTCTAATGCGACAATTCGATGATGCTTGCCAGCAGATATATTGATGCAAGCTGGCGCAGCAAACTCCTCAGAATTGCCGTCAATCTCTACCGTCACGCGACCGCTAGCCAAAATACTAAGATGGTCATACTCATGCGCGTGCGTCACAGCAAAGTGATCTTTGGGTAGCGCCATCTGTCTGGCATATAAGCCGTCAGAAAAGTGATGCACGATGCCCAAATCAATCTCAATGCTCATGCGCGGATTCTATTGGTTTTGCAGCAGGTTGCAATAGTAAAGCTATACGGCAGATATACCTTACGCAAAAATATCAAAGTCCATCTTGGCTACCGTCATGCCTGGTGCTTTGCCGCCCAGGTTATGCGTCCTTGTCATGCGGTTATATTCGCCGCCACCCAGCATCAGGTAGCCGAATGAGTCGCCGATGTGTGAGTGTTCGTTCTTGTTGGGTGCATCTCTGAACCGTTCCTGGCCTGCACCGACTGCCACGCGCTTGAAGTGGTAGCCACCTGCCAGAGCCTTTCTCAGCAGTTTGCAGGAGCGGTTGACGATAAGACCTGGTTTGCCATCAATCAGACGCTGCATAGGCGCTGCAGAGGATTCTCGGCGTACCTTGAAGTCGTTGCTAGCAGTGGGCTGCGCCTTTAGCCCCAGGGTGCGCAGGAAATCAAAGGCAGTCACCTCATAGATGGCATCGCGTGCCATACCGGCTGGGTCGCCCCAGATCATTACCTGGTGCTGTGGGTAGCGGGTATTTAACTCAGCCAGCAACTGCATCCCAAAACGCTCCAGACCCATGTCGAAGGTGACGATTTCATGGTGTATCACCCAGCGACCGTTAGGCAAGCGCTGGCCAATGGTAGCCGCTGGTGTCAGACCGAAGTCAAGCCCGACCTGAATTGGCACCTCCATCGATAGCTCAGTCTCGCCAGACATGGTGGAGTCATCGTATTCAGGCCAGACGGGTCTGCCTTCTTGGACGTAGGTGTACAAGCCACCGGCGTAGCACTTGATCCAGTCTAGGTTCTTGCCAAGTAGCATCTGCTGGTAGTAGCCGCCAGGCAGGTTGTTGACGTTCTCGGCTTCGGGGTTGATCTTCCACCACTTGCCAGCGGCAAAGACATGATCATTTGCTTCAGGGTTGTCGGGCAGATCGGCAGGATCGACCTCTTTCACACCACCTGGTTGCTGCCAGAACTTCCAAGCATACGGGCCGGTCATCTTTTCCTTGACGGCCATGCGGTGCCACCAGTGATCGTCATCGGTCGGGTTGGTATCCATCCAGATACCGTGCCAAGTAGCGCCACCATCGCGCTTAGTTGGGTAGCGGCCCACCCGGTGGGTTAGGCCATCAATGACTGCCTTGGGCAATTCTCGCGCTTCGTTGACCCAGGCACCGGTGAGCTCAAGCGACAGTAGCTTTCTAACGTCCTTGGGCTGATCCAGCGCCAGAAAGATGACTTCCATGTCGATGCCTGCAGCGTCGCCTCGGGCAGGCAGCCGGATGTGGTGGGTGATTGGTGGAGTCCAGAGCATCGGGCCAAACGTAGACTCAGGAAACAGGTCAAGCCAGGTCTTGATGGTGGTGGTTTTCAGCATGGGGTAGCTGTTTCGCACCACCGCCCAGCGGGTGTACCGGATGTTATCAACCGGGCTCGGCTTCTGTTGGATCGCTTTCTTGAAGATCTTGGCCGCGCAGGCGTAGCTCTTGCCGGAGCCCACCGGCCCCATCACGCCCTGGACGAAGTTGTTCGACTGAAAGAAATCGTACACCACCGGGCTCAGGCTGAAGTCGAACCGCAGACCGCCGGTCGCTACTGTCTTCTCTGACTGTTGTTTTGTCTTTGACACGTTTCCTCCAAAGGCTCATTAGCTGGATGGCGCGACCACGTTCACATCAATCACGCTAGGCTTGTCGTTCTCGTCAGGGTTGTCCAACAGGCCAGAAGCCTTGGCCAATAGCCGCAGCACACCGACCTTGTCGTACAGCTCGATGTCCAAGAAGCTGTTGCCTTCCTTGTCAGTCCTGACGCTGACCTTCTTGATGGCCTGCAGCGCGTGGTCAGGGATCTGGTGAGCAGCTTTGACCTTGACGTTGCCCATTTCATCCCAGGTCATGATGTCCGTGATCTTGGTGTTGGCCATGCACAGCAGGGCATAGGACACCGCTTCACGGTTTGCAATCAGGGTGTTGGATCGCTCCAGGTTGCGCTGGATAGACCTGATCCCACCCCAGTTAGTCAGGGGCGGGATGACAGAGGATTGCTTCTTAGATGCCATCAATGTCACCAGGGAATGTCATCAGCAGGCTGCGGCTGGTAGCCGTTGCCCTTGGCCTGGCCGTGACCAGACAGCGGTGGAGACACAATCGCCTTCTCCTTCCCAATCTTTACCTTGAAGTACTCATCACCCGATTGCGTCTTCGCACGGCTCACATCGAGAAAGTGTAGCTTGCCATCCGGCAACATAATGTCGCCACGAAAGTCTGCGTGCCAGTCCTCTTTCTTGTCGCGGTTAGCAAACGCAGAGCCAAAGTTAGGCTTATGGTTATATTTCATTGTGGTAACTCCTGTAAGGCGGGGTACTCACTTCGCCGGTGCCTTCTCTCTTCCGGTGGTGCTGTCCGGTAATTCACCAGCTCCGCTTTCCCCCATGTCATTAAAACACCAAAAACCCCGCCAAAGGAAAAACGAGGGAAAAATTGTGGGGGGCACCCGCTAGCGCACACGACGGGGGAGGGGGCAAAGGGTGCCTTTTTGACAACGTATGATGCCAGCATGACAACGCTATCGATCCTGCAGCCAGCCTGTGCCAGCATCGCTTCAACCAGGACACGTCGTTACCCCCCCCCTGCCTTCTGGACACGTCAAAACACCATACGTTCGTTTGGCAATTTGACGCATTGGATTACAGCCCCGTAGAGCCGTTTGTCTGTGCCACCCATGTCTGCCTATTACCCGCACCCTGTTCGTGCCTTGTAGGTACCTTAGATCGCGTTTAAACGCCATGTGTGCGCAGCAGGTTCTCTGCGCTGAGGTTGATCAGGTCATCAGCCAGCATCATCTCGCTTGTCGGAATGGCAATGCCTTCAGCCTGGTAGCGTTCTGCTAGCTGTTTGGCAACTGTTTCCAATTCGTTAACCTGCATTGTTCCTACTAACATCTTTAGTACTTCAACATTCATTAGGTTAACCTTTAATACTTTACTTAAAACCTCTTTATACCTATGTTCTTCTGTGTTCTTTACAACCGCTAGGTTGTGATCAGGTTGTGAATGTAGACCCTCCTCTTCCACAACCTGTGGGTTGTGATTGCTGGTGTCTTTTCTTTCCTTCTTGGCAGCGATTTGCTGTTTCATCTTGGCAACAGTTACGGTGTCTTTACCCTTCGGCATGGTGTACTCCTTCGCTGGTTCATTGATTGGTTTGACAACACCTCGGATCATGTCCTGGATGCGTTTGAGTCCTTCTGGATCGATGGTGTTGTCCTGCTCCTGCTGTTGCTTCTCTTTCATGTAATGTGGCCTTGTGTCTTCAATTGAACTGGTCACAGCAATCGCTGTCTCGGTGTCTATCGTTGGGTCAAAGATCACCCTGATGGTGTCTGATCTCTCGCCCTTGAAGCCCTTCTTGACGGTCTGCAGGTAGCCCAGCTCTCGCAACTGGATCACCTGCTTGCTGACAGCCTGCTGGCTTATCCCAAGGTCTTTGGCTAGTCTGGTCTGACTCACCCAGGTGATGCCAGCCCTGTTGGCAAACGAGCAGATGGCCGCCAAGACCTGCAAGCCACCGTGGGTGAGCTTCTGGTCGAACACAGCCTTGATCGGCAGCACAGCCACCTTACGCCGGTCTGGCTCTGGCTCACGCTCCTTGACCCTCGGCTTTTTTGGGATCTTGAACTCCACAATATTTGTCGGTAACGGGTTCAATGCAAGCCCTCGGTAGCTTTAGCAATGGCAATGCGTGCCTTGTCTGCCAGCAAGCCTGTAATGTCGAACTCCGACCCGGCTTTGTTGGTTACAAGATATTCCTCAAAGCATTTGACATACTGTTGAGCAAACCAAAGCAGATCGGGAGCCGCAGCCGTTAAGGACTCGCTAATCTCGGAATTCCGTATACGGTTTTCCGAATTCCTTATACGGTTTTTCATAACTCATCTCCACTAAATAGACTTATCCACAGCAGCAGTGCAATCACCAGCACTGCAACGCCTGCGCCCATTAACAGTAACCCGGTAAAGATCCAGATCACAGCAGTGCCTTGATCCGGCTGATCTCCCAGCCTGTGGCATCGTGCAGCTCGAGGATTCGGTTAGATGTGAAGCTCACATGCCCATGCCGGTACTTGCTCACAAAACCCTGTGGCCACTTCATTTTGACCGCAATGTGTGCATCGTTCCTCGCTGGTAGCTCCGCAATCAGTGTGTCCAGCAACTTATTTGGTGTCCGTGGTTTTTCCACTTTTATGCCTCCTTAACATTTCAGTACGCAGCTTTGTTCGCTCCTCATAGCCTCGCTGCTGCTCGACAAGGCCCAGGTACTGCAGCTTCGTGATCTTTGGTTTGCGTGCCTTGTCCGGCAGCTTTAGCGCCCACCTGGCCTCGCAATCGTGCCTGTACGCATCGCTGTGGGTACAGACCTGGTTGCCATCCACCAGCACCGTGCGGGGCTTCCAGTGAGCCCTGTCGCAGTGCTGGCAGTACTCATAGCCTGCGGCCGCCATGCCTGTGTGCGTGCCGCTTGGCCTGCCTAATGGCGGCCATGATGCCTAGACCTGAATGCCGCCACATCCGAAACACTCTCCAGAATCTAATCATTTCACCCGCCGCACCTTGTTCTGTTTCGCTGCCTTGGCCTGCTCACGCTGGATGCGCTTGAACTTGGCAGCCAGATCCATCGCCGTGCCAGCAGGCTGATACTTAAAGTTTGGGTTCCAGACACTTGGCGTGGTGTCCTGCTTCTTCTGCTTCTTTGGCGGCATCTCATCAGTCGCCAGCTTCAAAGTGTTCTGCATTGTTTCCTCCAGTTAATTGATCCCTCATCATCGGTATGAAGTCCTCGAGTAAAAGACAGACCCGCCAGGGCTGGCCGTTGCGCCTGTAGACTACCACCGGTATTTCGCTGGGATTGGCGCAGGCCTCCACCTGTTGCGACCACGCATCAATCTGCAGCCGCTCCTGGCGCTTAACTTCCAGCCTGAAATGCTCAATGGTGATGTCATCAGCGCCATCCCTGGCTTGGCCCAAATTGCGCTTGACCACGCGCCCGAGCTGGTCTGCCAGGATGCCTGCCAGCTCTCGTTCACCGGCTGCGCCCTTGTTCCTCTTGCCCCGACCGTTCACCGATTCCCCAGCAGTTTGTTTAGACGCTCCTGGGTAGTCTCGTACCGCTTACCGTAGGCCTCCAAGATCAGCTCCTCCAGGATCGACACCCGCGTCCTGCGCTGCTCGGATGCAGCCTGGTCAAGCAATTGCCTGACCTCTGGCCGCATACGCATTAGAAACATCTTGCCCTCTTTCATGCTGCCCCCTTGTGTATATCGCCCGAATATAAAGCCAGCACCGTAACATCGTCAACGGTTGCCACTTTGATAGCACT